TCTGTTCCTTTTAACTCGATTGTCGATCCATTAATCAATTCAATCCTTAAATCTGTCTCGTTTTTGCTTTTTATCCAGATTTTAGGCACTAATCTCTTCAATTCCTTCCATGCAATGTCTTTTGCCATGCGATATGTCGGTGCACAGTAAAAATATGTCTCCCCTGGTCGGTTTATCGCTCCACGAATCAATTCAATACAGGAAAGATATGATTTTCCAAACCTTCTGCCAGCTACGAGGACACGAAATCGTTTTTCACAGTTAAAAACTTGACCTTGAGCATATCTTAGACTGATTTCTGGTGCGTTTTTTACAGGCATACACTAAAAAATAACAAATTTTTCAACTATTACCCCCTTTTTATAGCCTAATTTACATTTTCTAGGTTATCATTCAATTAATACCTTATCTGATTGAGTCCGTGGCTGAATCTTTTATGTCTGGTTTTATTCCAGAAGAACAGAAACAACAACAAGAAAAAAGAAAAAGACGTTCTAAGTTTGCTTGCAACACAAAAGAGCATATCCAGGCTAGAAGTCAAAGATTGTACTCCCGTCAGCTAGAAGGGAAAACAACAAGACAGCTAGTTTTAGAACACGCAAAGATTGAAGGCATCGCAGAAACTTCTGCCTGGAGCGATTGGAGCAGAGTAAAACAATGGAATAATGAAGATTGGGAAAAAGATAGAGAAAATATGCTTCCAAGACTTCAAGCAATGAGAGTCAGACTATTTAATAAAGCAGTTTCAAAAGGTCAATTACAGACAGCAGCACAAATATTAGATTCATTAGGCAAAGTAATTGGAGAGTCAGTAGAGACAGTCAATATTCAAGCACCTGAACTATCAATCAAAGTCGAAACTAAGTAACGAAGATTTAGAGAATATATTTATAGTACCCGACATAGCCTAGCCAAAAAAATTTTTGCTACCTGACCCCTACCCAGAGCCAGTTTCAAAAGTCGTTTCTAAGGTACCTGTGCGGCTCTCTGACGGCATTGTGATAGCGTTCTGGTACTATGACACCTGAAGAAGAAAACAACCGCCTTGCAGCCGATTTCCCTCCAAATCCGTTGGTATCACTAGGTTCATTTTTGTATCAGCATTATACATAATATAAATATGTCAGGATATGCTAACAATTACATCATTTTGCTTGCAGTTTTGCCATCAGTGTGCAATTATATATATGTATCTTGAAAAATAAATAATTGGATCGGCGGAGCTATTGGGTCTTCGACACTTGCGACTTGCTCGCTCCAGAAGATGGATTTCCTCTGGAACTGCGGCCACGCTCCCCGAAAAGATTATTTCATAACTGCTAATAGCAAACTGGCAACGCTCACTTATTAGCACACATTCCTTTTACTTCTAGGCTGTATCACTCACGAAAATAACAGGCCAAACAGGAGCTTAGAACTTCGGTCTAGCTTTCCTTTTGCTTTCACAGATTACTCACGAGCTTGGATCAGCCTACAAGTAAAAGGTAATACCTTTTGCTTACTTATCCAATTCATTCTTTTATTCAAAATGAACTATTCGATCACTCGATTTACTGGCATTGATTATGCCAATGGCAATTCTGCAAGATGGGATTTGGTTGCCGAAAGGCATACACAAGAATCAGCACTTGCAACTTGCAAGAGTTTGAATCTTAATCGACCTTTTTACCATCGAGTTGAAGTAAATTCAAAAAGAGTTGAGTTGCCAAGATTTACAGTCTTGAAACCCAACATGAAAAGCAATTACGAACCGATTGTAATTCCTGCAAGTTTTACAGTCAGAAAGAAATACAACTTCTTTCAGAAATTCATCAGGAGGTTCTTCTGATGTCTGAGTTCGAATACTTTTTTTATCAGGATCAAGCGGAATTTAACCGCTTGTATTCTGGTTCTTTTATTTACGATTTCGATTCTATGGAGGTATCAAACAATGAAAATTAAAAGACTAGGAGCCAGCAAAACTTTGCTGGTTCTTCCTTCAGGTTCAGAAGCATTTTTTAGTTATGACACACCTGTAGCATTTCAGATGCACTCAGGAGAAATTTTCAAAACTGAGGAATACTACTCCAGAACTACTTCAAAGCATATCACTCAATACTTAAACGGGCGAGAAGCGGAAGCCGTTCCACAATCCATGATTAATCAACTTGTAGGAGTTTAAAAATGTTTTTTAAAAATGTTGATTTTGCAGATTATCCGTTAACAGATCAAGGCACGTTTCAAGCGTGTCTTGATGAACTAAAACTTTCATCTTATGAAATGTTAACCGATGATGAATTAAGAGTCTTAGCAGAATACAAAGCCGAAAAGTTTAAAAACTATATGCGGCCTTTATTTGATGCGACTCAAATTACCAGCGAAATTACTATAAAAATTGGGGAATAAATTTCCCCTTTTTTTTGTAAAAATTTTTCATTTATCCTGTAAAAATTATGACTATTATGAATGGCCGAATGAGTGCAAAAAAATCCTATGTAAAGCCAGAAGAACTTATTGTGAATGAGTTAATCAAGGCTTTAGAGGATGGCGTTCCAGTATGGAGAAAAGATTGGACTATTAAAGGCGGCTTCAGAAATGTATTAACAGGGAATCCGTATAAGGGTTCAAACCCTGCAATTCTTTGTATATCTTCTGCGGTCAGGGGTTGGCATCTTCCGTTATTTATTGGAGGAGGTCAGGCCAAGTCGATTGGCTGCCTACCTAAAAAAGGGTCTAAGGCTGCCCGAATTATGCAACCTTTACAAAGGTCTTTTGAACTCAAAGAAAAAGACGAAAATGGAGAGGTTCAATTCGGCTCTTACATGAGTTACAAATGCGTTCCAGTATTTAATGTCGCTGATGTTCGAGGAATTGATGAGCAGTCAGAAAAACGGCTTCAGGAGCTAATTGATAAGGCGGTCTTAACTTCTGCTCCTCGACCTTTGGATGAACGGGTTAAACAAGCCCATGATCGTTTATTCCAATGGGAACATCAAGTTAAAGCTGTTATCAAAGGAGGCGATAGAGCTTACTACAGGCCAACAACTGATGAAATCGTTATTCCAAAAAGATACAACTTTAAGAATGACGAATCTTATCTAGCTACTTTTGCCCATGAGTGTATTCACTCAACTATGAAAAGACTTGATCGTAAGAATTTAACTTATGCTCAAGAAGAATTAGTTGCTGAACTTGGAGCTTATCTAGTTTGTAGTAGGTTAGAAATTTCTAATCTTGATACAAAAAATCATGCTGCCTATTTGGAAGCATGGTGTCCAATGCTGAAAAGCGATCCAAAAATCCTTTTCAAATCACTAGCCAATGCTAGTAAAGCTGCGGATATGGTAATCGGGGAGCAATAGCTCCTCTTTTACTTTTTATTCTTTATTTTTCTAAAATTTATGAAAGCTGAAATTTACAGAAAAATTTGTGGTAAACACAAAATTAATCCACTTCAGGGTTTACTTGATGAAAACGTTAAAAACATTTTAACTGAAGATAAACAAAAAGATCTTGAATATAGCAAGATTTTATTAGATCAATACTTCACAGTTTATTACTGGGAAGGTAAATATGCAGAGGTTTAAAAAATGAAAAAATACAAAGCAACCGATCCTGAAATGGTTCAGGCTCAAAAAGACTTAGCTAAAATGTCAAATTTATCTGATCGTGTAATTACTAACGATAAAGATTTATTTGATGAATTAGCTACGATCCAAAGGAAATTATGTCAAGTCTCTGAATTGAAGGCTCATTTTTTGCAGAGATATGAGGACATACTTGATGAACAACACAGATTAGAAACTCAACTATGCGTCTTTCAACATGAAATGCTTCATAGCTTCGAGCTAGTCTTCAGGTATTACAAAACAAAAAAGAAGGGCTTTAAATAGCCCTATCTTTTTCTAATTTTAATTTACACCTAGTCAGAATTAAAGTTTCATATAACTTTTTATCTGACTTTAAAGCTTTAGTTAGTAGGTTATCCCACTCTTCAGAGGATAATTTATTCAGGTTGTAGGGATCATAACCCATTTCTTCGATTGAAAGTATGTAAGACTTAATTAGACTCATGATGATACTGTTACTACATCATTAAATATAGCATAACAATGTTGCGATTATGCAAAAACAATGTTATTGTTAATAATGAGTTCACTTATCCTAAATTTATGACTCAAAAAGATAGAGACTTTCAAAAGGTCTTACAAGCTCTAACTGCATTTGATAAGAAATTATCAACTTTAGAAGATGTAGTTAAGAATATCGCAGAAGCTACTGCTAACTACGCTAGCTCCCAACAAAACTTAAATAAAGAACAATCTGAACTAAATAAAGAATTGGGAGAAGCCCTTAAATTCTTAGGAGAAAACCTAAGTCAAATTGTTAACTATTTAAAACTAAAGGAGGGCAACTAATGGGTTTAGATATGTACTTCGAGGGGACTTTTTCAACAAGAGCTTTTACCGAAAGAGATCCTAAAAATTATGCAATTGATCCTGACTTTGAATCTGCTCTTGAATCAATAGGGTTTGAAAACGCTCCAGTAGAATTTTCTAACTGGAATTATTATTCAATTAATATTCCTATTGCTTATTGGAGAAAAGTTAATTGTATTCACAACTGGTTCGTTGAAAATGTTCAGGGTGGGAACGATAACTGTGATCGTCATTATGTAAGTGACGAAAAGATAAAAGAGTTAGTTGAAGAAATTGACAACATTTTATCTGAACCCGATCCAAAAACAAAACTAGCTAAAGCAGAAGCTAACTTACCTAATACAACAGGTTGTTTCTTTGGTTCTCAAGAATACGATAAGTATTACTTTCAAGATCTTGAATACACTAAGGAACGTATGCAAGCCTGTTTAGATTGGCAGAACAAAATGGCAGGAACAGGTAAATGTTTCGATAGCTTCTATTATCAATCATCTTGGTAAGACTTATGACTGATAAAGAATTTATCGAAGCAATTTATGAACTTGCTTTTGGACATGATGCTATTAATCGTAACTTCGGTCATGCTGAAGTTATCGAACAAATTGAAGAATTTAATGAAGATTCTCTCAAGTGGGATAGCATCCCTGACGAAGAAAAAAAAGAGTGGGAAGATGCTTTTTATGGCGTACCAGACAAGGAGGATTTAATCGAATGAGCCACCCAGTAAATGATGAAATTCTTGAAAATCTTTACGAAGAAGTTAAAGAAGAATTTCCTAATGCGTTAGAACCTTTTGTTATCGCAGAAGTACAAAAACGATTCGAGGAAATGAGCTTATGAACATAACAGAATCTAGAGATGAAGCCTTTGAAGCCATAGCAGAAATGCTACGTTCCAATATCAAGAAAACAAAGATAGCTTCTAAACTTGCTGCTGATTATTGCGTAAGCGATAAAACAGTTTACAAGTGGATTACCAAAGTTGAAGAAATGTACGATATAGAACCGATAGAGTCTATTCTTCAACAACAAAAATCTGAATTAAAATCTGAAATTTATCAGGATTTAATTCGTGATTATCATAA